AATGACGGAACCGCATGATGTGCAAGGGTATTCTTCCTCCGTTCCAGGAACCGCTTCAGCTAGCCCTTCGGCGGCCCGACCAAAGTCTACTTGCCGAGGGGTGGACCTCCTAGAAGGTCCGACCACTAGCCGTGGTCAGGCTGCCTACGTACAGACCGCACGAGGTTGGCAATTCCCCGCACTAGTTGTCTTTCGGAAAACAGGTGACAACACCCAACCTGCGACTGTCAGCCACTAGGATAGAGCCGTAGGCCTCAGATCCATAGGCCACCGGAATAGCTGGGCTCTGCCGCCAGAGGCGCGAACGCGTGCGCGCTCACCCACCCCAAGCGCCCGGTAGTCCGCCAGTAGCCGATGACGGCACAAGGTGGTTCACCTCACCATTACGTGTCAGCGCCGCGATTCCCAACCTAAGTTGGGCGCTAAGTCCTTGTGCTACGACTCCCGGTCGGGCCGGGTGAGGGATGACAGGCCGTCATTGCCCCGCTAGCCCACTTCTCTTTGCCCGCGCTCACTCAACCGGCGCGACCAACAGTCTACGGTCCGTTGTAGACAAGCTTGTCCATGAAGTCTTGTAAATCACCGACGTTCTCCACGCCAGACAAACATTCCCAAGAAGAGCCAAACACCAGAGATTGAAACGACCTCTCAAGTCGCAACTGCTCCTCCATGGGGACTCCATACGCGCGTTCAAAAGAAACACGCGCATCCAAGCTCACCTCCAACGCACTGTCCTCGTCTGCAAACCAAGCACCTAAAGCGAGAGCATCCCTATGAGCATGCTCCCGGACCTTTTTCGCCGGTCCCAAAGCTTTCAGTGCTGAGGCGAAGAAAGCTTGCAGTATGGGTACTCCACGAACCTGAGAAAGTTCGCACCTGGCCACACCCACCATCCAATCCTTGGCGAACACGGGTTCCCGAAGAAACACGTGTGAAGAAAACGCCCCGGATATCACCCGATGATGCTCGCGAACCATGCACCACCCGCGCTTTTCACCCAAAAACACGGGGGCGGAGCCACCAAACCGCACATCCTCCATAACACGTGCAGGACGCTCGAGTAGCACCTCGTGGCCACAGCTCTGCAAAATGGTATCGGAAAACCCGTCCAGCACAGGTTTTGCCTCGTCCTCTTCGACGAAGACGAGGACATTGTCACCATCAACCAGAACGTCGAACTTTGACAAACCGAACGTCCGCATAGCCGCCACGACCTCAACTAGGAAAGACAACGAATTGCCCATCCCAGTGTTGAAATCGCCGCTAGCGCGCCCGCCCTGCCTCTCAAACTTCGCCCCACAAGATACTGACCCTCGCAAGACCATCTGCTCCGAAAGAAGTCGCCCGAGCCTCACATCGCCCGGAAACGCCGCTGCATAGACGGCGTGCTCCTTCTTCAGCGCAGACGGCCCAACATGGGCCTCGAACGCCTTGCCGTCCGCCTCGAAACAGACGCACCTACGAAAAGAAGAGAACTTCTTACGTATCAGGTTGGCGCGCTGCCTCTGGTTCAGACCCTTCGCAACGAGTCTTGAGCCGTCGAAACCTAGAACGGACCCTACGAGCCGGCCCCACAGCCAGTGCTCAAAGGGTTTCAAACGGGATGCCAGTTCCAGGTTGTACCTGGGAGACCTGGGAAATATCAGCCTGGGCTTCATGGCCTTTCCCGGCACCCGGTTCTTCTCCGTCTTGAGAAAAGCCCTGATGGTCCAGTCCTGGTAGCCGGACAGACCATCTTCCTCAAGGGACCTTGCAGCCTCTAGGTATCGTCGCCGGAGAGCTCCAGAATAGCTCTCGGCAGTGGCTCTCCAGGAGAGAGCCCCGTCTCTGTATCTGCGCGCAAACCTGATAAGTAAGCGCCAAGTTTGCTCTGACCCAGCAGACACAGGCCCAAAAACTTGGGCAGGGACCTCTCCCATTGTCCGCATTGCAAGTGCGGTCACCTCGTTGTGCGGACATGGACGGTTACAAACGGGCACAAAAGCCCCTTGCAAGGGCGCTCTGTAAGCCGTCCACATTTCCCTACGACTCTCTTGACAAGAAGCCCAGTCGACCTTCCTGGTGTCTAGGACACCGGTTGCGACAGGGGGTGGAGTCCCCCAACACAACCCTGGAATACGAACCGGGCCTCCCTAAAGAGAGGGTGAATCCTCTTCCACAACCAGACGCTCGCGGGCCAGGCGCTCTGGAGCGGTCTCCGCGAAGGAAGCAACTACCGTGTCAGGTAGTGCGAACACCGCTGCCGAGGCGGGTATTCCCTTCGTGGCAAACCACTCACGCGCGCGGGACCGAAGTCCCGCGAGAAGCTCCTGTGTGCGCGGGCGAAAGCATGCGTACAAGGTCAGAGAGGCGAGCAGCTCCGGGCAGATGACAAGTCTACCCTTCATCGTCTCAACAACGAGGAAAACCTCGTGCTCGTCTCCCGTGGTTGGCATCACCCCTCCACCAAGGAGTTTCGCTTCGCAATCAAGCAAACCTAGAAGAGCGTTGGCCGGACCAGGGAGGTCGGCACTAGGGAGGTCTGGAACCCACCGCCTAGTGACGAGCCTGCCCACGGTCCCACCGCGGCCACCTAGGTAAGCTTGCAGTCTGTTGGTCCAGACTGAACGCTTGCGATGCCGGGAAGGTGTTAACCCGCCCGCCGTTGCGCTGGCATGCACAACATTTGCTTCGTCCGCAAATCCCATGCCAAGGATATGCGACCTATTTTCCCCCTTGTCTAAAGCAAGGCGCGGGGGCACATCCGCCTGAAGCACTGGCGGCGGTGCAAGCGTTCCTCTGTACAGCCACGCGGCCGCAAGCTCTAGTAACCAACCTAGAGTCGTGCGCCCGATGACGTGCTCCCACAACTTCGACAAGGCCCACACGACCCAAGCCCAAAACCACCAGATCCAACCAAAGTACCTGGCAACCATGGAAGGCAACCAGAACAGGTAGAAAACCCAGGGCGAGAACTCGAACCATGTGACACCTTGTTGGCCAAGAAGGCCAAAGAAGTTGAGGAGCCACTGCAACAACGCAATCCAGGACCACCAGAAAATGGTCCTCAACGACGCGTCCAGAGACAACACCCAATCCACAAACAGTTGCACATACTCTGTAGGTGGGACAACTTTAACTACGATCAAAGCGCTTTCGGTTAATGACATGATTGTAATCGTAGAAAAAGTTTGTGGTCTATGGGACCATCAACCAGTGGAGACTTCACCTTGTCCCAGGGCCCCCTTCGCGGTAGCGTACGGCGCCTGTTTCTTGCGTACTCCCGGCGCGGAGTGGGAAGTCAGATCCCAACTGATTTGACTCGAAGTGCCCTAGGGCACTCCCGTACTAGGATAGTTGCACATATTACCAGTCCGCGCCCTAAAGCTACGTGTGCCGAAATCTGCCCCGCAAGCGGAGTGAAATTCTACCATTGGGCCTAGTACCCC